TAGGCATCAGAATCAGTATTAATAATCGCTTGAGATTTTAAATCTCTAACTAAATGTGTGTGACCTTCGACTTTTGCAGTATCAACCATAAGATTAAACTGCCAGAGCAATTCCCCTCATGTCTTTTATTTTAGGAGGATATGAACTACTAGTTCCTTTTAATATAATTTTTAATTGAAAGGCTGTAAATGTTGTAATACCAGAAGCACTATATTGATGTTCTTTAAATGTAGTACCATCATCTGATGGTGCAACAGCTTTATCTGGCGATCCGTCAGTATTGAAAGGTACCCAAGCAAGGTCGCTCATTTTTCTAGCATCATCAGCATTTGATAAACGGAAGAACATTTCTACTTCAGAAGTAGATGGAACTTGAGCAGACAAACGAATATCTAAAGCCGTTGCCTCATTTATCAATACAACAGGTCTTGTGATATATTGTGCAGGTCCAGAACCGCCTGTATTTGCAGTATCAGCCACAAAGTTTTCGGTTGTTCCTGAAACAGGATTATATAATCTGTTTCTTATCAAATGAGAACTTAATCTTGCAGTATCAATAACAGGTGATATATGGTCACTTGGAGTTGATAGTGAAATAACTAAGTTTAGTGATTTACTGCCTGACATTTCGTTTGTTTCGTTTATAGCAGAAGCAACGATTGCAGGAGCAGTTAAATAATAATCATTGTTTAAATCTACTGTTGTTTGTTTTGAAACTGTTGAGAAAGCAAATTCTGTTTCAGATTGTTCAAGTGTTTTTCCACTAGTTGTTCTCATTGTAGTTGCGATTGAAGTTCCTGGTGGAATAATTGTTCCTGCAATTGGTTTAATAACATCATACATCATATTTCTTGTTGCTGTTACAGTAGTACCACCAATATCTCCTGTTGCACTAGCAGTGTCAGAATTTTGAGCTGTTACTGTATAAGAGTCCATTGTAATATTACCTATTGCAGTATATGTTCCATTAATATTTGTTGAAGCAATACCATTAAATGTTCCAGAAGAAACACCAGCAATAGTTACATTATTTGCCGTACTGTGCATACCATGATTTCTATGATGAATAGTTATTGTTGTTGATGAAGCAGTTGTTGTAATTGGATTGTTTCTTAAAGTTAGTGCTGGAACTACATCATTAACTAGATAAACTTTACCAGTTGTGTCTGTTGTATATTTAGCTCGTTTAATAGTAAACTTAACATCTTCATTTTGTTCAGGTGTCCAAGTAGTTGAGTTTTGTGATTTGAACATACTTCCAAGATATGGTTGTTGAGAAATTAATCTTGTACCATCTAAAGTTGTTTGTCCCATTTTTGCAGTATAGATAGTAAACTCATCTGAGTTTGCAATAGCACAAATAGAATATTCTGTATTGTTTGATACAAATACAGGACTTGGAAAAGTAAATGTTGTTGCTGTTAAAGCATCTTCAGAAGTATTAATATTTCCTGTTTCTACAGATACTTGAGCAAAAGGTAAAACATTACTTGTTGGATACCCATTAACCATTTCTCTAATTTGAACAGTAGCAGGTAATGTACTTGATTTTGTTTTAAAGAATAAGTCAACACTTGTAATATAATAACCATCTTCTTGGTCTACTAAGAAAGATTGACAAATTGGATCAAACCAAGGTCCAGTTTCATCTCTAACAATTCTAGTGCCTGTGGCACCAATAACTTGACTTGTATCTGATTGTGTTGTTCTTTGTACTTGAACTTCTCTAGTTGATATAACAGAACCTTGAACTGTTTGTATCATACCTTTTGCAGTATAATCTGCCTCAGCAGAAGTAAATACAAGTCCATCAGTTAAATCATTTGTAGAATTTGAAGTTAATCTAAATGCTCTTTTACCTACTCTCCATTTTGGATTTGAAGTAACTTTAGGATCAGGTAATGCAAAAGTTCCTGTTGCTTTACCAGAAGCGTCTGTTGTTAAAGCAGCACCTACTGAACTACCTGTTGGTGTTACATAAACTGATACATCAACGCCATCAAAGAAAGGAAAAACTCTTGTTGTAGGTTTCATACCTTGAGCAGTAAAAGTAATATCTTTTGTTCTCATAAATGTTGCAAAGGCAACCTGTACTACTCTATTACCCATACTTTGTGTTTGTAATCCACCAGGAATTAAACTTGTTCTTACACCTGTTCTCGTTCTATTATTAATATCTTGGGTAGAAATTGATGATTGTTCTCCTCGCCTTCTAATAAATGGCCATTGAGGTCTCCTATCCATTCCTGCTGTCTGTGTAACTACTTCTGTACCAGCAATATCAACACTTGACCAGTTATTATTCCATTCATTCCAAACAGTACCTAAATTTAATTCTTGTACATTTTCGCCAGCATCACCTGTTAGTGTATCAAATATACCAGGAATATTAATTGTCATCTCTGGTAAAACTTCTGTTTCCATCCATTCATCTTGGTCTGGATCTAATGTCATTACTCCAACATAAGAAATAGTATCATAAGGATTTAAATTAACACTTGTACTTGCATATTCTTGGGTTATAACATTTTCTTCGGTATATGGTAATGTAATTAAATCACCAGTTTTTTGATAACCATTAGTTGTTCTAATTTCATCTGTCATTGCTGTAGAGCTACCTAATGCTGAATCAGATTCAATTAAATTAATATTATCCATATGATGAGCAGGTCTTAATTCACCAGCAGCCATATCCATAGATACTGAATAATTATTATCTACTACATCTCCAATACCATGACCTGTAAAGTTATCTACAATAAATCCGTTTTTAAATCTATCAAAGCCATCAGCGTCTTGTATTTGTAAGTTTTGAGCATTTGCTTCTAGTAAAGATAACTGAGTATAGTACTCAACATTTTCAATTCTTTTGTGAAGATTACCAATATCTCTCATTGTATATCTTCTATTATCAATTGGTGTAATTAATATAGTTTTAGTATCAAAAGTAAAAGCAGGCATGAATACATCATAAAGGTGCATAGCGTCATCTAATACATCTCCGAAAGTAGGATTTATTGCTGAGGCACCCTCAACAACCTTAAACTTACCATTTGAGGACATATAAACTCTTGCTCTTTTTGATAAGTAGTATTCTAAATCTGCTGTAATATCTGTATTAATTTTTACTACTTCGATTGCAGAAGCACCTGTACCATCAAATGACCTATCTGGAGCTCCAGAATCAATTGTACTATCATTATCTACTCTTGGTCTAAAGTCTAAACAATCTCTTAATGGAAATTGTTCACCAGAAACATCAGAAGTATATCCAGGAATATCTGCATAGCCAAAACCAGAGTAACTATCAACACTAAAGAAGTTTCCAGCACCATGTTCAAAATAATCATAATTAATAAGTAATCTTCCTGTTGGAGCAACTTTACCTGTTTTTCTTACTAGACGAGCAATATCATAAAAGTTATCTCTTTGTCCAGTATCTAACTCAAATCTATCTGTTACATCTGTATCATCAGCATCAGCAACAGTACTAAAATCAGCAGCCATAAACACACTATTAAGTTGATAGACATCTGCTTTTTCAAGACTAATTGTTGTTGCTGTAGCAGCAAGTGCTTCTGTGTCTATTGTTATAGTTGTTCCTGTTGTTGCAGTTTTTGTTTTTGCACCAACAACAGATGCAGAAATTGTAGCAATAACTTTTATTTTATGTCCGTTATATCCACTACCAAAATTAAATGCTAATGTTTTGCCTGTTGGAGAACCGCCAAGTGTAAAATCACTTCCAGTTGATGGTGATATAATATCACCAACAGCGCCTGTACCACCAGAACCTACTGTCATAATTGAAATTGTATAATCATTTTCTGTGAATGAGGTAAATATCTCATTTGTACCAGCAGTTAATGTTGCAGTACCTGAGCTTGAAAGGGTTGTAACAAACTGCCTTCTCACTTTGAAACTTGTATCACTTACACCACCGTTATCGGTAGTTAATAATGTTTTAACTACATCATAAGGAATTTTTGTAATAGCAATATTATCTTGAGCGTCTTGTAATTTTGCTCGTTTTCTATTAAATGATTTAGATGTTGCAGTTGCAGTTCCTAGTCCTACAGATGTTTCTAATTTTGTATCTGATGAAATACTTTCTATAGTTCTTGTAATAGTACTACCACTATCTTCTATAAATTCAATAATATCACCAATTCTAAAATCAGTTAAGAATTTTGTGCCAGAACCTACTAATACATCAGCCTGGTCGGCAGGATCTTCTAATCCAATACCAAAGTTTATACTAGTTGGTTCAGTTGCATCCTCTAAAATTATATTATCATCAGCGTCTGTTCCATTAGCATCTGTTCCATCCATAGTAATACTACCAGGTGATACATCGGGATCTATAGTTGAAATTGTTCCTGTTAATTCTACAACACTACCAAAAGTTGAATCTAATGAAGCATTTGCAGTATAAGTTGGACTGCCTGCCATTGAAACACCTTTAGTTTGACTAAATTCTTTTTGTTCAAATCCTTTACAACCAAAAGCAGTAAACTGAATTACACCTGTTCTTGAATTTGTTGGTGCAGTAATTGTTTCTCCTTCAGAAAACTCACCTTTAACATTATTTAAAATAATAACCGTATGTACAGCTGTTCCGCCAGATGCCCATGCTGTAAATCCTGTACCATCAAGAGCTCCAGGTGTTGAAGTAGATGCAGTTGATTCAGCAAATAATTCAAAAGTTGTTGCAGTTGGATTTTTTATAATATGACTACCATTTATATCTGTCATACCAACTACATTTGCAATTGTAACATTTTGTCCTTCAGTATATGTGTGGCCACCAGACATAGTTACAACAACAGGATCTGCTACAGTAGCGCCTGTGATAGTTGCTGTGCCAGCAGTTGATATACTTTCAATAGTACCAGTTGCACCTGAAGTGCCGCCAGTTAATATATCACCAGTTGTTAAAGCACCTGACATAGCACCTTTAACATTAAGATGAGAAAACATTTCTACATCAAATACATAATGTTTAAATTTTGTGTCTTTTGTAACTGAGTTTGACAACATAGTTGTTGTGCCAGAATCAGTTGTAGCAGCTGTACCAGAATTAAATTCAAATGCTCTAGTTTTTGCACGACCAATATCATAAACATATGCAAGAGCAGTACCAAAAACAGTACCTCTTGTTCCATGAGCCTCATCTACTAGTCTTAACGCTTTGTAGTTTTCTATTTCACCAGATACAAAGTTAATATCTGGAGATCCAAAAACATTTTCAACATTAATAAATGAACCAACATTAAATCTATTTGTAATACCTGAATCAGTTTCAAAATCTCTTGCTTTATCTACATCAACATAAGTTGTTCCTATTTTACCAATCTCATACCCTTTAACATATGCTTTACCTTGAGAAAAACCAAATGCTAATTTACTTTCAATAGCAGTATTGCCATCCCGAGATGTAGTCTCAGCAGCGTTAATACCACGATTTGTTCCTGATAGTAAATGTTCTCTAATATCTAATTCAAATGGTCTTACAGCATAGTTTCCACTTTCATCAAATGTTCTACGAGCAAGTGTATCTTCAAAACTTGTTCTAATATCACTTATAGGTCTGTCTTGTAAGAAACCATTTTTTAATCTAAACAATTCAACAAAACTAGCATCAGCAGTTGAAGTTAAAGATAATTTTGTTAGGGTTAAATCTATTTTAAATCTATGAGCACCAGTAGCGTTTGCATTTGATGAGCCAGTTGCATTGTCTAATATGCTTGTATCGTCTGTTGATGTTACAAAGGTTTCAACAATAGTTAAACCAACTCGATAACTTGGTGTATTTGTATATTTGTCTAATACTAAACTTTGTGTATCTACATTAACCATAAATCCATTAATGTAATAAGTACCAGAATCAATAGTTGCTCTACTACCAGTGGCACAAGTTGAAACTACAGCTGTTGAAGCATCAGCAGAACCACTTGTTATTGTTTCACCGTCAGTAAATTTATCTGAAACATTATCAGTACCAGAGTTTCTATATTTTACAAATAAAGTATCTGGATCAGTACCATCAGTTGCTACTACTGAAATTACATCAGCAACAACACCAGATGTTCCGCCTGTTATTGTAGCGTCAGCATAGTTTGCTAAAGTGCCTGTGAAAGATGTTAGTTTTACAGCGTAAAAATTTAAGTCATAGTTAGCTTCGCCAGCAACAACCATTGCACCATGTTTAAACATGGAATCGCTCATTTTTTCAATCTGATTTTGAGTAATAGATTGTTGAGTTGTTAATTCTCTCGCTTGAACAGCAAACGCTGGTCTATACATGACCCTATGAAACTTTTTAGTTTCACTAAAGTCATCATAATACGGACTAACATTAAAATCAGTTTTTGATGGCATTATTTTCCCTTATTTAAAATTCTATAATCAATTTAATATTTTCTGTTTGGTCAGATGCCCTTGTTATAGGACTTCTTTCTTCAACATAAAGTATGTCTCCTGAATCGTATGCTAATTCTGGATTTGAATATCCAGAAGTGATTGATACACCGTTTACATCAGTTGAACTAGCTACTAATGGTGTTGCAGCAGCACTTGATGTTTGTCCTGTGATTGCATTTGCCCCACTAAAGGCAACTAACATACCAGTACTAGCAGTTCCAACATCTGGGAATCTAGTTTGATACCAATATAATAATTTATTTGTTGCATCATATTCTATTACT